GCAACTGGATATGTTGTTAGAAAACAATCCACTGCAACTTGTACTGGTGGTGCAACCAATCCATTAGCAAATGGAGCAATTAATGATTTTAAACATAGTTTTTTCTATGGATCTGCTGGAACTACTGGTAGTGGAGGCAATAGTGAATTAACTATTGATGTAAAAACTGGTTTACCTGTAGGTAGTGATATTGCGGCTGGACCTGATTCATGTAGTACATTACAAGGTGGCGGATATCAACACAGAACAATATTTAATGGTTATGCAAGTGGTGGTATAACATACAGAAGTCAACAATGGACTTTTGGTAAATATCTCGAAGCAGTAGGAAAAGGTTCCAGCACTAATCGTTCTGAATTAAAAACATTATGTAAAAATGGTGGGCAATCCGCTGGTACAACTGGGTTGATGTTTATACCAACTCAACCAATATACGGCGGCGGTGGATCAACGAGATTAAGCGATTGGGCAGATGTAGTCGGTGGTGACGGCGGAAATGGTTTATACGACACATTAGTAGAAGATAATCCAGACTGTGGTCCAGAAGGTAAACCAACTGCACCACCTATTGCAAATCAAGGATCTAAAATTTGTGCTGGAGGAACTCCTCCTTCTGGTTCTCCATTAGCAGGAAATGACAACAAATGCCAAGGTGGATGTAGTAATCCAATCGCTAATTGCAGCGAAGTTACTGATGGTGACATATTCGTTGACGCCACAAATGGAGTGATGTATTTTTACTCTGGGGGAAGGTGGTCCAATACGGGTGTCCCTTTAGGGGGTGAGTCTGATTGCACCAACAAAGGTAGCGGATCAGACAAATGCAAAGAATTAGGTGGAGGAGGTGGTGCAGGAGGAGGCGGGACATGTCAATGCGAACAATGTCCGGATACACCAGAATGTCCAGATCCATGCACCGAATGCACCAGTGGTTGTATAACAAATAAATGTTGTCCAGATAATGCTGAACCTATAATATTTTGCGGTCCGCCAAATACAGGGGGTTGTGGACCTGGAGAATGTCCGAAACCAAACGGAACTTGCGGTCAGTGCGGAAGTTGTGCTGACAGCACCAATCAATTCAATACTGCTATGGTATATCCAGATGAAATGATTACAGAAAATGCTAGTGTTTTAAATAAACTACTAAACACTCTAAATGCAAGTAATCTTGACTATTATGTTTCTGGAACTATGGCACTGGAAGCATACTTAAATGGAAGTGGATTCCCTGGCAAACAAAGAATGGGTGATTTTGATTTTGTTATTGATAGAAAAGATCTTAAAACATTTAATAATTTAGTTCAAGATAATTTTTATTTAGATATTATTAGTGTAGAGGCACCATTCCTGTTAAGAGATGATGCAATGCCTCAGTTGTCCTTGATAAGTAAAAGTAATAATTACGCTCCTTATTTTGATCCCATAACTATACCTGTTATTTTATCGGGTTCTGAAGAAATATGGTCAGGAGTAACTATTCCTAAACCAAGTGAATTTGGACAAAAAAGTTTTAAAACTATAAATTATGGAGGAAAAAGAAACTTATCATTTAAGTGTATTCCTCTATACTATCCTATATTACAAAAAGTAAGAGCTGGCCGTCCAAAAGATATAATAGACTTAAAGGTTTTATATTTTGCTGGTTTAATAACTGAAGATGTTTTATCTAAATTTACTCCAACTGATTTGGAAAAATACAACGAAATAGTATCTTTCTTTGGAGATGGTTCTAATGCTGCATTTTTTGCAAGAAAAAACTACACTATTGATGAATTACAAAATTTGGCTAATAATTACAATAATTTTAAATATGCACCAGCATTTAAAAAGAAATGGATATGGGTTCCAGAATATGGTGGATGGGTAGACCCAGGGGACATAATAACGCCCGGTTCCGGTTCTTAAACTTAAATAAACTAAAGTATAAATAATGAAAAGAGGATTATACCGATGTCTACAGAAAAAATTATAGATTCTTTATTTGATAACAACTTGGAGCAATTCCGCAAGCAAGTCCATGCTGCTTTATTTGTAAAAACCGGGGAATATATGAACTCCGCAAAACAAGTAGTTGCTAATAGCATGTTTGGTAACCCAGAAGAAGTTCAAGAGGAATTGAAGGGAAATCAATCCAAGATTGACGCAAATAAGAATGGCAAGATTGATGCAAATGACTTTAAAATGTTGCGTAGTAGGAATAGTAGGAACAAGATAAACGAAGGATATGTTTATCCAGACGGTGAAGTGCTTGAGCCATGCTTTGGTGACTGTCACAAAAATACCGTTCATGGTACGACGGGTGGGGACACATACCATGCTGCTTGGACCAATTGCTATAATAAATGCAAGAAAAAGGACAATCAATGAAACTAATAACAGAAACAAGACAACAAGACATTCAATATGTCTCCGAAGCCGCTGAGGGTGGTAAGAAGTCTTACTATATTCGTGGTGTTTTCGCAGAGTCCAATAAAGTAAACAAGAACCAACGGTTTTACGAAGGACCTGTTATGGAAAGTGCTGTAAAATCCTATAACGATTCATTTGTAAAAAATAGTCGTGCTTTGGGAGAACTCGGACATCCAGAAGGACCAACAGTCAACCTAGAGAGAGTTTGCCATATGATCAAAGACCTTCATATGGAAGGTGCTCAAGTAATGGGTAATGCAAAGATCATGGATACACCATATGGTAGAATTGTACAAAACCTAATCGACGAGGGAGCCAAACTTGGTGTATCAACCCGTGGTATGGGTTCATTATCTGAGCGTAATGGAGTGAATTATGTTCAAAATGACTTCATGCTTGCTGCCGTCGATGTAGTTGCTGATCCTTCAGCGCCAAATGCATTCGTAGATGGTATCATGGAAGGTAAGGAATGGGTTTGGGATAATGGAGTATTCAAGCCAGCATTGATTGAGAATTATAAGAAACAAATCGAAAAAGCAGGATCAAAAAACCTGCAAGAAGCAAAACTAAATGTATTCCGCGATTTCTTATCTAAATTGTGAAATATATAAATATCTGAGCGACAAATCAAGGAGATTTAACAAATGGACCCTAAGAAAATAGCAGAAGAAATCGTAAAAGATTTATTCAACACATATGAACTCGTTGAAGAAAAAGAAGAAAAAGACGAGGAAGAAGAAGGCGAAGAAGAAGAGCCTGGTGAAGAAGATGAAGGCGAAGGCGAAGAGCCCGGCGAAGAAGAAGAAGAAGATGAAGAAGAGGAAGATGCAGCCCCAGTAAAGAAGGCTGTTGGAGATGCAATGAAGGGATCTGCAACAACCGCTGCTGCTTCTACAATCTCTCTCAAGGGACAACTTCCAGTTGCCGGTAAGTCATCCGAAGTAGCACATGATGCTCTCGGTGGTGGTGTTAAGGATGCTTTTGGTAAGGGTGAACAAATCATCCAACAAACAGCAACAAACGCTGCTGGTCTTGCTGCAACATTGCAAATGAAGCCATCCTTCTCCTCACCACAAGTTCCACAAATGACAAACGAACAATTGGCTGCTGATATTACAGCAATCTTTGGTTCACAAGAATTGTCAGAGGAATTCGTACAAAACGCTGCTTCCATCTACGAAGCCGCAGTTACTGCTAAGGTTGAGTCAATCACCGAAGCATTGGTTGAGCAATTCGAAGAGAAACTCGTTGAAGAAGTCGAAACTGTAAAGGGTGCTCTGGTTGAGCAACTCGACGACTACTTGGGTTACGTTGTCCAAGAATGGGCAAAGGAAAACGCAGTAGCAATCGAAAACGGTCTAAGAACCGAAATTGCAGAAGACTTCATCAACGGTCTCAAGAATCTATTTGCAGAATCTTATGTTGAAGTACCACAAGACAAGGTTGATCTCTTTGATGAACTCTCAGAAGCCGTAACCAGTCTCGAAGGTAGAGTCAACGAAGAGATCGAAAAGAATGTAAATCTTCACAAGGAAATTGGTCTTTTAACAGCCCAAAGAGTCTTTGCTGAAGAAACAAGAGGATTGACTGTTCTCCAAGCAGAAAAAGCCAGAGAGATCGCAGAAAACCTCGAATATTCCGACGAGAACGACTTCCGCAGCAAGGTAAAGACCCTTGTTGAGGGTGTAGTTTCTACAAAAAAGACAGTAGGAACAGTAGCGCCAAATAAAGTCAATGAACAAGTCACCCTCTTGGAAGAGGTAAGCGACATGGACAACGACGAAGTTTCGCTAACCCCACAAATGGAACTTTACTATAACACAATCAACAGAACCCTGAAATCTTAATTCAAAAATCAGGGAATTATAAATAAATTCAGACAAAAAAGGTTTAAAGGAGCAAATTAAAATGGACCCTAATCGTCAAATGATCACAGAATCTGCCCGCAAAAAGTGGGCACCAATCCTCGAACATAAGGCATTGCCTGAAATCAAGGATAGTTATAAGAAGACAGTTACAACAATCCTCTTGGAGAACCAAGAGCGCGCACTCCGCGAAAACTATCAAGGCGTCGCTGGCACAGGCCTCGGCAACGTAGGTGGTTTCGAAACAGGTGCATCAAGCACATCTGGTACTGGTATCGACTCATTCGATCCAATCATGATCAGTTTGGTTCGTCGCGCTATGCCAAATTTGATGGCTTATGACATTGCTGGCGTTCAACCAATGAATGGTCCAACCGGCTTGATCTTCGCAATGAAGACCAAGTACAATCAAGCCATCAACTTCGGTGCTCGTTCTAACAACGCTAGTGAAGCCCTTTTCAAGGAAGCCGACACCGGATTCTCTGGTGCTACAACTTCTTTGGGTGGTGTAACAGGTTCGACCGCTGCTGCTGGTGACATGGGTGATCTCTTTGCCGATGATCAAGGTAGCACAGACGGACGCTTCGAAGCTGGTCGCGGTATGAGTACAGCAGCTGGTGAAAAGCTTGGTACAACAGGTTCCTTCGGTGAAATGTCTTTCACAATCGAAAAGACAGCCGTAACAGCCAAGACTCGCGCCCTCAAGGCAGAGTACACAACAGAACTCGCTCAAGACCTCAAGGCCGTTCACGGACTTGATGCTGAGACAGAGTTGGCTAACATCCTCTCCACCGAAATCATGTTTGAAATCAACCGCGAGTTGGTTCGTCAAATCTATGATGTCGCTAAGTTGGGTTGCCAACAAGCCGACCTCAATGGTAAGGCTGCAACCAAGGGTTTGAATGGTAACGCCGGTGGTGGTATCTACGATCTAGAACTCGACTCAGACGGTCGTTGGTCTGCTGAGAAGTTCCGTGGATTGACCTTCCAAATCGAGCGCGAGTGCAACGTAGTCGGTGCAGAAACACGCCGTGGTAAGGGTAACTTCGTCATCGTCAGCCCAGACGTTGCCGCTGCCCTCAGCATGAGTGGTTTGCTCGACTTCTCCCCAGCCTTCAGTGGTGCTCTTAACACAGACGTTAATGGCAACACCTTCGCTGGTACACTTCACGGTGGACGCGTAAAGGTTTACATTGATCCATATTCAATGCCAACCCACATCGAAACCTTCAGCCCAGTGAACTTCGTTTGCGTAGGTTATAAGGGAACAAGTCCATACGACGCTGGTCTCTTCTACTGCCCATACGTTCCACTACAAATGGTAAGAGCTGTTGATACTTCTAACTTCCAACCAAAGATCGGTTTCAAGACCCGTTACGGTATGGTAAGTAACCCATATGTTCTCAACGCTAGCAGTCTCCCAGATGCAGAAACATTGACACGCAGACGTAATCAATACTACCGCATCTTCCGCGTTGACAATCTCCACGGTAACGACGCTTCCTACGGTGGCTCCTAATACTAGGGAATAACTAACACTTCGATAGGGGGTTCCGAAAGGAACCCCTTATTCGTTTTATAGATACTTTAAAGGAGTTCTCATGTCAATAGCCAGAAGCATCACAAACGCAATTGAAAGACAACCAAAGTCTATCAATCCTATGCAATTGAACGAATACAAGATGGTATTGCATAGAACTCCACACTTAGTTTACTTCTGTCAAGCAATTACCCTACCCGGTATCGAGGGAACCGCTATAAGTCAGCCTAGTCCGTTTGCCACTGATATAAAGCGTACCCCAGGCAAGACTACGCATGAAGATCTAACCGTAAAGTTCATAGTAAACGAGGATATGTCTAATTGGTTGGAATTGTATAATTGGTCTAGGACTATTATGCCAATTGATACATTTTCAAACCAAGTAAAAGAAAGCGAAAGATTTTCTGATATTTCAATTATAGTAATGAACAGTAAATCGAACGGACTTCTGAATTTTACATATATTAATTGCTTTCCTCTTAAAATATCCGGGTTGGAATTGGATAGTACAATAAGTGATATTAATCCTGCTATAGCCACTGTTACCTTTGCTTACAGTGGGTTTACAATAGAATCACTAAGACGAAATTATTAATTGCACCGTGTAGTATTATGTGATATACTCCAATAAGGAGAACTTATGTTATTTGATGATATTAAAAAGATGGCTGAAATAGATTTGAAGTTCAATGAGTCTGAACTTGATACAGAGTCTTTGCGTATTCCACAGTTACACGGAAAATACTTAAACCTATTGTATGACGAGAAATTAGTTCTTCGTAAATGGAAGAATGAGTTATCTTCTCTTGCTAAACTGAAATGGGAATACTATACGGGGAAAATGTCTGAGGAAGATTTAAAGAAATACGGTTGGGAGCCGTTTTCTCTTCGCATCTTGAAACAGGATGTTGAACTCTATATGGAATCCGATTCAGATTTGAATGGCAGAAGAGATAGAGTATTTGTTCAGGAAGAGAAAGTAAATTATTTGGAATCAATACTCAAAATGATTTCATCTCGTCAGTATCATATTAGAGATGCCATTACATGGCGCAAGTTCATAAACGGGGAATCATAATGTCCTAAATACTAGGATATGAGTGATTTAATCATTGAACAAATTGATTCAGTTTATATAAAGGTAAAGTGCGAAAAGGGATATGCTAAAGAACTTTCCGATTTTTTCACATTCAAAGTACCTGGTCATAAGTTCATGCCTGCGTTTAGGAATAAAATGTGGGATGGTCAGATCAAACTCTACAATATCTACAAGCAAGAGATCTACGCTGGACTCCAAGACTATGTGGTCCAGTTTGCAAAAGACCGGTCGTATCACATTACTGAGCCAGAAAAACAAAGATCAAATTCAATCACTGCTGAAGAAGTAATCCAATTCGCAAAAACGATTGGTGTACCATACAATCTTCACGAACATCAAATAGAAGGCATTTGTCATGCAATAAACAATGACAGATGCCTTTTATTATCTCCAACAGGATCTGGTAAATCATTAATCATCTATATGCTTGTACGTTATTATTTGGAAAGAATAAATCCGAATAAAAAAATACTGATAGTCGTCCCAACGATTTCTTTGGTTACTCAAATGTATTCAGATTTCTTTGAGTATTCAAAGGCATCTGCATGGAAACTGAGAAACTATTGCCATAAGATCCACGGAGGAGAAGAAAAGACTACAGATAAGTCTATAGTTATTTCTACTTGGCAAAGTATATTCAAGATGCCACAATCTTTCTTTGAAGATTTTGAAGTTGTGATAGGTGATGAATGTCACTTGTTCAAATCCAAATCTTTAACAACCATAATGACAAAGTTAAAGAAATGTCCATATCGTATAGGAACAACAGGTACGCTTGATGGTACATTCACACACAAACTCGTTATTGAAGGGTTGTTTGGTAGAGTTCATAAAGTAACGACAACAAAAGAATTGATGGATAAAGATCTATTATCAAAACTCAGTATTGATTGTATAGTTCTTGGTTATCCTCAAGAAGTTAGAAAAGATTGCAAGAAATTTAAATACGCAGAAGAATTAGATTGGTTAGTGCAGAACAAAAAAAGAAACGAATTCATCTGCAATTTGGCAGAAACTTTAAAAGGAAACACTCTTATTCTTTTTCAATTTGTAGAAAAGCATGGTAAAGTAATGTATGACATGCTGACAAAAATGGATAAAAAGAAAGTCTTCTTTGTTCACGGCGGGACCGAAGCAGATGATAGAGAAACTATAAGAAAGATTGTAGAGAAGGAAGAGAATGCTATAATAGTGGCTTCTTATGGTACGTTTAGTACGGGTATCTCCATACGAAGACTACATAATATTGTGTTCTCTTCTCCTTCCAAAAGTAGGATTAGAGTATTACAGAGTATTGGTAGACAACTAAGAAAGTCTGAGTTTAAAGAAAAAGCAAAGTTGTATGATATTGCAGATGATCTTTCTTGGAAGTCTCACCAAAACCACACTCTTCGTCATTTCGTAGAAAGGATGAAAATCTACGAGCATGAGAAATTTGATTATCGTAAGTTGATCATTCCGTTGGAGGAGTAATATGGAAGAATACAA